TCCGCTCAGATCCACCGCAAGACTCTTCGCGGTGCTGCCAACTTCGTAGTCTGCGGACCAGAGGTTGCCAACATCCTAGAGTTCACAGCTGGCTTCCGTGCTAACGTTACAGCTGACGCTGACCGTGGCGACATTGGTGCCGTTAAGGTTGGTGCTCTCTCCAAGAAGTTCGACGTTATGGTCGACCCTTACTTCCCACGAAACGTTATCCTCGTAGGACGTAGAGGTTCCAGCTTCCTTGAGAGCGGCTATGTATACGCACCTTACGTGCCACTACAGACCACACCAACAATCTTCGGTGTAGAGGACTTCGTACCTCGTAAGGGTGTCATGACCCGTTACGCCAAGAAGATGGTCCGTCCAGACATGTACGGCTTGGTCATCTGCCGAGGTCTTGAAAGCTAATCTAGCCTGACTTAAGGTCAAAATAATGAAAGCCCTGCCTCTTTTGAGGCGGGGCTTTCTATTTATTAATAGAGCAAAACGAGGATTCTTCTATGGCAATTCCAAATCTAAACCCAGCATCAACTTCAAATGCAAATATACTTCCGGTTACAGGAGCAGCAGGCAGTGTCGCAACAACATTGCCTTTTGGTATTTATGCGGGATCAAGCGCTTTCTTATCAGGTGCTGCTGATCAGGTTGCTTATACTTACAAGAAGTTGGGTGGCGATGTTTTAGATATCGAGTTAGCAGAAGGAAACGTTTATGCCGCTTATGAAGAGGCAGTTTTGGAATATTCTTATTTGGTTAATCTATTCCAAACAAAGAACTCTCTTTCATCTTATCTGGGAGCGACAACCGGATCCTTTGATCAAGATGGGCAGATTGTATCAGGCAGTACTTTATCTGGATCTAATATTGCTTTACGTTATCCAAGATTTGATTATGGTTATGTTCGTAGAATCTCAGAGGGCCTCGCAACTGAAGCTGGCTTCGGTGGAACAACGCCTATATATTCAGCATCAGTAGATAGAGTAACCAATCAGCAAGATTACGATTTACAAACAATCATCTCTGCTTCTTCAGCAACCGATACTTCATCTTCTTTCTATCAACAGGTCGGAGATAAAAGGGTAACCATTAGAAAAGTATTCTTTAAGACACCACGAGCAATGTGGAGATTTTATGGTTACTACGGTGGCTTCTCTGTTGTTGGCAACTTAAGAACTTACGGACAATATGCTGACGACTCTACCTTTGAGATTGTACCAACTTGGCAAAACAAACTTCAAGCAATGGCTTACGAAGATGCGCTTTGGACAAGAGTATCTCACTACTCTTATGAAATTCACGATAACAAGTTAAGGATTTTCCCAACGCCTGACTCTACATCCCCAGAAAAGTTCTGGGTTCAGTTTACAATTAACAACCAATATGATCCTTGGGACAACCAGCCAGGAATAGATAATGGAGCGGAAGGCGTTAACAACATTAACACGCTTCCATTTGAGAACATTCCATACGAAAACATTAATGCCATAGGTAAGCAATGGATTCGTAGATTTGCTTTGGCACTAACAAAAGAGATTCTGGGACAAGTAAGAGGTAAGTTCTCCTCTGTTCCTATCCCAGGAGAATCAGTAACACTTAACGCGGGAGAACTTCTTTCGCAAGCCAGAACTGAGATGGATCAGTTGAGAGATGAACTTAAAACCATTCTTGAGGATACCACTTACGACAAGTTGGCTGCTGTCGACTCTACAATGCAAGACTCTGGTAGAAAGGTTCTTGAAAACATACCAGCCGGCATTTACGTGGGATAATTAAATGTCACGCAGTAAAAGAACAGAAAAACAAATAAAAGATAAACGCTCCCAGCGATTCAATTATGTTGGTGATGATGATGTTGCAGCAAAGCTTCAAGAGATTGAGTTTATGCCTTCGTCTTTGGAGACGATTGATAGAGCAATGCTTCGTTTTATTGATGAAGAACTTAACCTTTTTGCGAATACCAATGATGGTTTCAAGAAAGTTCCAGTTCTGTGGGTCACAGCAGAGCGAGCCTTCCAAATCAAAAATAACAAAGATCTAAGAGATAAAGAAGAAACTTTGATTCTTCCTTTGATCACCGTTAATCGATCAAGTGTGACTAAAGAACCAAACTATCGAGGCACTGTGTTCGCGAACTTATATCCTGTTGGTGATGAGAAGGGCGGCACTATTACGGTTGCGAGACAAATAAATCAAAAGAAGACAGCAGAGTTTCAGAATGCGCAGGCAAATAGAAAATACGGCGCTGATAAAGATGTTTCCAGTAAAATGCTAAATACAAACAAAAGAAACATGTCAACCGCCAAGACAGTATATGAAACAATAACAATCCCAATTCCTACCTGGGTTAAAGTAGTATATGAGATTTCTATTCGCACCGAGTATCAGCAGCAAATGAACGAGCTTATTCGCCCATTCATCACAATTCCGGGCAACTCAAGAACCCCAAAGCGCATTGAGGCAGAGGGGCACTATTACGAAATCTTTATTGATGGTGGTTTCGCCAATAACTCCAACCAAGCAAACCTTGGAATGGAACAGAGGAACTACGAAACTAATATTAATATCGAAACTCTCGGCTATCTTATTGGTGAAGGCGAAAACCAAGAAAGACCTAAGATAGTGAGACGCCAAAATGCAGTTGAAGTAAAGCTAGGCAGAGAGAGGACAGTCGTCGGAGATATCCCCGATAATATAAAAGATGGTTTTTACAGAGAATAATTCTCTTCCTACTGCATAACACTATTTACTTTGAACATTTTCGCAATGTAGGAGATAATAACGAATGTCAGTTAAGAATTACCGATTTGTGTCCCCAGGCGTTTTCGTCAACGAAATTGATAACTCCCAGCTTCCAGCTTCCCCAGCCGGAATCGGTCCAGTTATCATTGGTCGCGCCGAAAAGGGTCCAGCTTTAAGACCAACCACCGTCAACTCATTTGAAGAGTTTGTCAATGTATTCGGAACACCGAACCCAGGAAACGCTGGAGATGACGTGTGGCGACAAGGAAACTCAACGACTGCTACAACATATGGTATGTACGCAGCCCAGGCTTATCTCCGAAATAGTTCTCCTTTGACTTTCATTCGTTTGCTTGGCGATGAGGATGCTAACGCCACAGGTGGTGGCAAGGCTGGTTGGACTGAAGATCAGGCTTACGGATTGTTTGTTTTTGAGTCTGCTGGAAACGATGAGGTTGACGGTGCTTTGGCTGCAATCTTTTATGCTGGTCCATCAGTTACATTTGCTCTCTCGGGCACAGTGGCTGCATCTGGTTCCTCCGGCGCGATCACTGACGGACCTGCTATCACAGGTTCTAACCTTATAATCAAAGATACCGGAAATGCTAACGAGTTCAAGATGATCCTAGGAACCGCTGGCGCTTCTTCGGCTGATATCACAGCTTCTTTCAACTTTAACAGAAATGATTCTCGTTACATTCGTAAAGTGTTTAACACAAACCCGCAGCTTACTAACGCTGGCATCACCGATACGCCACTTAACTACTTCTTGGGTGAGACATTCGATAGACATCTTAGCGAAACCGTCTCAGATGAGGGGACGACATATGCCGCTTTGGTACAACTAACCAACACCGGAGATTCCTTGTCGGGCTCCAACTTCGAAGCCAACCTACAAGGCGCAGAGACGCCACAGATTATTAGCTGCCGTCTAGATCCTTCCGATACTCCAACAGACTTGTTTAAGTTTGTCACAAGAGGCGAGGGTGGTGATTGGTCTAACAAGAACATCAAGATCTCTATTCAAGATATTAAGAGATCCACTAATAACGACACGGAATACGGTACATTCTCAGTTGTTATTCGTCACCTTAGCGACAGCGACAATGTTGTACGAGTAATCGAGCAGTTCAACAATTGCACACTCAATCCTAATTCGCTTGATTATGTAGCTCGCAAGATCGGTACTCAGTACCGTGAGTGGGAATCCTCAGAGCGCCGTTATCGCACACGAGGCGACTGGCCAAACAACTCTCAACTAGTTCGCATTGTAATGAATTCCGATGTGGATGCTGGTCTAACAAACCCAGTTCTTCTTCCATTCGGTTTCGACGGAATTATAAAGTATGTTGATGAAGATATCGTGGGCGCCGCCTCTGGCTCTTGGATTTCTGGTTCTGGAAACCCAGACCCCACAAATTACATTGGTGAAACCCTCGTAATCTCTGGTTCTTCGCTGACTGCTTCTGTATTCTACCCGGAGCCAGAGCTAAGAGTAAACGCTTCTGACGGCAACCTTGCAAACCCAACTGATGCTTACTTCGGTTTCCAAACCACACAGACTGCAGGCGGAACTGTATTCGATACATCCAACATTGACTTGCTTCGTCCTCGCGGCGGCATTGTCGCAAACATGTTCGACGGCGCACTCGCTGGTGTCAGAGCAGAATCAACACAGTTTACCTTAGATGATATCTCGGGATCTGGTGTTTGGTCAGAAGGTTCTTACGCCACGGATTCTCTAACATTTGCGGCTCCTATTTCAGGCGTCCTAGATGCCGGATATGATCGCTTTACCGTACCGGTATACGGCGGCTTCGACGGAACTGACATCACTCAGATGGATCCATTTGCGAACGCAACCATGACCAACTCTCCTTCGGATACAAATAGCTATGAGTTCTTCTCGATTCGTAAGGCAATCGATTCTGTTGCAGATCCAGAGGTGGTAGAAATGAACTTGGCTGCTATCCCGGCTCTAACACAGGAAGGACTTACAACACACTTGGTAAGAACTTGTGAAGACCGTGGTGACGCTTTGGCTGTTATTGATCTCCCAGATTCCTTCCAGCCTCGTGAAGAGAGTACAGAGGTAGCTCGTCTTAACACACAAAGCACCATCACGACACTTATCAACGGTCTCCGTTCGCGAGGACTTAACTCCTCATACGGTTGTGCTTACTACCCATGGGTCAGAGCTAGAGACACCATCAACGGTGCCTTCCTTTGGCTCCCACCATCTGTAGCAGCTATTGGTACATTCTCAAGCTCACAGCGTAAGACACAGGTTTGGTTCGCACCAGCCGGTTTCAACCGTGGTGGACTCACAGAAGGTTCCGCAGGCATTCCAGTTGTTGATGTAGCTCACCAGCTTCGTCGCAAGGATCGTGACGATCTTTATGGGGCAAACATTAACCCAATCGCTAAGTTCCCATCTGAGGGTGTTGTAATCTTCGGTCAGAAGACACTACAGGTTACACCTTCTGCTTTGGATCGCATCAACGTTCGTCGTCTAATGATCTTCGTTAAGAAGCGTATCTCTCAGATTGCTTCCGGGATTCTCTTCGATCCAAACGTTAAGACAACTTGGACACGATTCACTTCCCGAGTTGAGCCATTCTTGGCTGATGTTAAGACAAACTTTGGTCTCTCTGATTACAGAGTTGTTCTTGATGAGACAACCACAACTCCAGATCTTGTAGATAGAAACATTCTATACGCACAGATTTTCTTGAAGCCAACAAGAGCAATCGAGTTCATTGCGATTGACTTCAACATTACAAGAACCGGAGCATCGTTTGACGATTAAATAAAAGTGGGGGAGTTCCGACTCCCCACACTAATTAACTTAGACCTATCAGGAGATAACAACAATGGCCTTTTGGACAAGCGCACTTTCAGAACCAAAGAGACAACATAGATTTATTCTAAGATTCCCAGAACTTATTACAGGTGATTTTGCTTACGCAGAATACCTTGCTAAATCTGTTACAAAACCTTCGTACACAGTTGGTACAACAGAGCATAAATTTTTAGGAAACACTTATTACTACCCAGCAGCAGTTACTTGGAACGAGGTCACTGCCACTATTGTTAACTCCGTAGCTCCAGATGGCAATGAGCTTCTTTACCAAGCTCTGCAGCAGATGGGTTATCTAAAGCCTGATATTCAGGAAGACGTTTTCTTACAGAACCTTCCAGCCTCAACACCAAACAAGCAGGCTGCGTTAGCTGCACTTGGTCAGGTTCAGTTTGAGGAGCTTTCCGGCGAAGGTGGCACACTTGGAACTTGGAAGCTACAGAATGCTTTCATTACAAATGTAACTTTTGGCGATTTAGATTACGCAGGCGAAGAACTTCTAGATATTACAATTCAAATGCGTTACGACTGGGCAACTTATGAGGTTGGACCAGCCACTAGAGCTTTAGCTAATATTCGATAAAAGAAAGAGACGGTGATTTTTGAGTAGAAATTCAAACAGACAGGGGGCGCCTGATATGCCCCCGACACCACAACAACAACTACCAGAACAACTTCAACAAAACTTATTTTCCTTCCCTGTACCTACGGAGTTCGTTGAACTTCCTAGTAAGGGATTGTTTTATGGTGAGGGACACCCACTACAAGGTGTCGAAACTGTAGAGATTAAGCACATGACAGCAAAGGAGGAAGACATTCTTTCTTCTGAGGCTCTTATTAAAAAGGGTGTTGTTATGGATAAGCTTTTACGTTCTGTCTTGGTGAATACGAACGTAGATCCATCCTCTCTATTAATTGGGGACAAGAACGCCATTGTTATGGCTGTTCGCGAAACAGGTTTCGGACCTCTTTATGGAACAAATGTAAGCTGTCCATCATGTGGGCACTTAAATGAAAAAGAGTTTTCCTTGCAAGAAAGAGATATTAAAGAATCTAACTTGTTAGAAGGAGTTCAACTTCTAGAGAATGGTAATTTTTTGCTTACCGCAACAGAATATAATCCAGAGATTACTTTTGAGATTAAATTGCTGACCGGTCATGACGAGCAGAGAATTAGCAAGTACGTTGAAGGAAGACGTAAGCTCAAGATGGAGGTTGG